AATGGCGAACTCGGCAAACGTTGCATACATGACCGCATTTTTTAATCAAACAGAAGTAACCGGAACGTTTAAGGAGGCAGGGATATTCAGCGATGGTGCAGCAGGAGCAGATACTGGAATTTTAATAAGTCACGTAAATATAGACGTAACCAAAACTAACGTACAAAAGCTAACGATAGACTGGACTTTGACGTTGGCCAACGCATAAAACTATGGCAACAATCCCAGCAAATAAAACGGCAGGCGAAGAATTAGCTGCTACAGAAGTTAATAAACTTCGAGATGCCGGATACATAGTAGACTTGGATGCAGGAGAAACAATCAACGGCGCTACGTTACCGGTGGCTGTTTATATTGATGATACTACAAATGAAGTTTATGCTTGCGATGGTAATGATCAGGTAAAATTAGAATTTATAGGATTCGCAATTTCAAATAGCACAGATGGAAATGCTATTCAAATCCAAAACAATGGAATCGTTTCAGGATTTACTGGACTAGATATAGGAAAGAAATATTATGTTCAAGACGATAAGACGATCGGAACGACAATAGGAACATATGAAGTTTTAGTTGGGATAGCAATATCGGCTACGCAGATTTTAATAATGATAGGCGAATTTGAATATATGGGTAGCGCATCAGATTCGGCAGATGCTATCACGGTACCAGTTGGAGCTAGATTTGCGATTGTTAGTATTTCAACTACAAACGGAGTAACATCATCTCAAAATGAAGTACTTTTAACTAAAACTGGAAAGGCAGTTGGTTCGTTTTATGATTCAGGTATAGTCGCAAATAGTCATTCTGGAACAGCTACTTGGGCCGGGAACACTATTACATTAACTTGGGGAGCAAATGATACATCTGCTAGTGGAACAGCTTATTTTTATAGATAAACATGCATAAAAACACAATAAAAAGAATCAAAGAAGATAAAAATAAAACTGACGAAAGGCCAGAGTTAGCTTCGAAACTTCCGAAAAAGAACTATAAAAACTTTAAGGATGGAGTGAGTAGACTTTGCGATGACTTACTTAAAGAAAAGATAACGCCAGAAAATAAAAGAAAAATTGCCTGGCTTAAATCAAGGATAGAAATAGAACTATGATAACAGCTACAAACATACAATTTATAATTTCAATATTAACCTTACTAGGAATCATGTTTGCTATTTATAAGTTCTTCAGGGATCCAGACGTTAAAGCAAAATATGAAATAAAACAGATCAGAGAAACATGCGGAATGAAACATGATCAGATAGATAAATTAATAGGTCAAAATACAAATGATTTAAGACTGATCAAAGAAAATCATATAGCACACATAGAAAAAGATATTAATTTAATGCAACAAGACATGGTTAAAGTTTTAACAATATTAGAGGAAAGGGAATATGCCTCAAAAAAACGAGATTAAATATTTAATAATTCATCACACGGCCACGTCTAGAGATAGAACTAAATTCTCGGCGCTTAAAGATTCTTATAACTGGGTGATCACGGCCGATGGTATTTTGCATGAGAGCAGACCGCAGAACCTCGTAGGAGGACACTGCAGGCCAGACAGAATGAATTATAGATCGTTAGGCATATGCTTGACTGGTAATTTTCAAAAAGAACATCCAACAGAAAAACAAATGCAAACATTACGAGGAATAATAAATCAACTAAAAAAAATTTATAACATTCCAACAGAGAACGTACTAGGACACAAAGAAGTGAAGTGGGCAATCACAGCTTGTCCGGGAACACATCTGATGGCGTTTATTAAAACAATAAGAAAAGTAAATGGATGTAGTAATTGCGATAGATTAGAAGAGGAACTAAAGGTCGCAAATAATAAATTAAATAAGATAAAAGAAATTATTAATTTATGACATCACGTTGGAAACAATCAAAGGCAGGACAGAAATGGAAAAGAAGAGAAAAAATATACGAGAGAATAGGAACGATACTCGGAATAGCAATAACGCTTTTAATTTTTTATGGGATTTATAAATTAATCAAATTAATATGAAAAACATTATAAAATCAGCTTCAAAGATAGTTTTTATTTTACTGGCTATCACGGCATGCATCGGCTTCTTTTTCGGGAGGCTCGAGTCGCAAGACTTTATGGTACTAGCAATTTCAGCTTTTACATTTTACTTTAGTAATAAAGGAGAGATTAAAGAAAAGAATCTTCCATACGCTGGAAAATAATGCTACAATATAAATGCTTTGCTTCGTGATTGTGCAAAGCAATTCGATCTCCAAGCACCGGCAATCTGGCCGGTGTTTGGCTTTGTGGATAAGATAGCTTGACTAGATTATTTAAGTGAGATAGAATTGAGTATAAGTCACTTAATAAAGAAAGGAAAAAACAAATGAACATAATAAAAATAAAAGGAGCAAAAGAAATGGAGATGATTAATACTCCGTGCGTGTATTTTTTAGCTGATAGTCATGGGGAAATTTTATACATAGGCAAAAGCCAGAATACCCTCGGATCAAGAATTACAGCTCATCTTTACGAAAAACAATTCAGCCGCGTTTTTTATATTCAATGTAAAGGATTTAAGGATATGAATGATACCGAAGCTGAATTAATTAAAAAAATAAATCCGAGATATAATAAAATTATTCCAGCTGGATCTGAAGTTAAAGGATTATTAAAAGACACAGAAATAAAAAAGATAACAGGAGGGATTGATCGTAGGATAATTAATAACGCCGCCAAAGAATATGACATTCCAATGATAGCTATTGGGAGTAGGAAATTCTATGATAAAAAAATTATAAAAGCGATAGATGAATATATTAAAATAAAAGGTAAAAACTTTTTATGTTATAGACCAAAAAAATAATTAGTCTGAGCTAAAAGGGCAGGTTAGTCTGTGCTAAAAGGGCATCCAGTCTGTGCTAAAGTGGCATACTCTCTATATACAAGAGAATACAACAAGAGAATACAACAGTAAATTCTTATTTTTTTCTTAAAAAAGTTATCCACTTTTGAGCCTTGCAATAGTATTATGAATGATTTATAATAGAGTTAGAACAAAAGGAAAGGTCGAAAACAATCAATCAAACAATTAAAAAAACAATCACAAAAATGAAAACAAAAAAATTAACATCAATTTACAAAGGAGGCAGAACAGCATTATTTGTCAAAGCAGAAATTAAAGATAGGTTCGGAAAAGAAGAGGCGCAAAAATACGATCCAACAAAAAACTGCTTTACATTTCAAGGATGGAAACAAAGAGGGTACTCAGTTAACAAAGGAGAAAAAGCAATTAAGTCAATAACATTTATAAAGGACGAGGAAACGGGAGATACATTTCCAAGAACAGTTTGTTTATTTGCTCAGCCACAGGTTAATAAAATAAATTAATAAAAAATTAAAAAGGAAAGGCGGTGATAAAAATGCAAACAACAATGATACATAATGTAAAAGAGATAGTGATTAGTAAAGTAACAAAACAAGAAACTGGATCATACGTCAAGAACATTAAAATTAAAACAGACCGGGACGAGATAGAAATAACATTATTCGCAGACAAAAAAGAAAACGTAGAAACGATGATAGATGATTGCGAAGAGGAACAGCAAGATAGATCATAAGTTAGCTCTCGAATCAGTTCCGCAAAGCTCATCGTGAGAGCATGAGCGTGGTGTTTATTAGAGAAGTTTCACCATTCATTATTGCGGAACTGATATGGGGAGCGATCAAAAATATGAGTGTAATAAAAAAATCAAAAACAGATCAAAAATTTGCAAATTTAATACTAGAGATTTTCAAAGCAACAGTTTTGAAGATAAAAGTATCGAGGAGTAAGAAATGGCTTAAAGAATTAATCGAGTGGACAGATAGAGATAACATATTATTTCAGGCCATAGAAGACTACGAGCTTTGCGATGTCAAAACATTAAGGGATAGGATCAAGAAAATATCACAGGAAAGATTGGCAAAGTTATCCACTTGCAAGAAGATTATAAATAAGTTATAATTAAGATAACAATAAAGGTCGAAAAAAACAATCAATTAAAACAATCACAAACATGCCAAAAAAAGAAATAGAAATAATTAAAGAAGATGATCAAATGAGCCTTGCCGAGATTAAAACCAAATCAGAGGAAATGCAAGCAATGGTTGATAAGACACAGGTAACTACAGAGCCAGAATTGAAATCAGTATCAGACAAAATTAAAAGCATTAAAATGCTTGGAAAATTTGTCAAAGAGGAAAAGGAGAAATACACTCACCCGGCACAGCAAATTATTAATGAAGCGCGCACAAAATACTTGCCATACGAAAAGATGTGTGCTGAGGCTGAAAGTCAGCTAAAGAATAAGGCAGATCAGTATATGGCAAAAGTAGAAGATGAGCGCAGGAAAAAAGAAGAGGCAATTGCCAAGAGAGCAGAAAAAGGAAACATCAAAGAGGAAACTGCAGTAAAGAAGATGGAGGAAATCGGAGAAGAGAAAAAGAGTGTCAGCACCGGGAACTCGCAAATCCAAAGGAAGATGGTGCCAACAGCATTTATTGTAGATCGTGAAAAAGTGCCTCATGAGTATTGGGATTTGAATGAATCAAGAGCTAAAAAGGCCGCGCTAGCAGGAGCCAAAGTACCAGGAGTTGAAGTGAAAGAAGTAAGTCAAATGGCGATCAAATAACATGATCAAGAAAATAACAATAACAGTGGTAGTAATAATATTGATTATAACGCTTATGTCGATAGCTGAAAAAGCATTGCAGAATCACGAAAAAACAGAATGCATAAAATGGCAAGGTTGGGCCCAAGAATATCCTAATTTTTATATGGCGCAATGGCAAAAGGATCAATGTGATCATCATCAGGTAGAAGTAGAAGTGCCGGTTAAAACATTGCCGGCGCTTAAAGAGCCGAAGTACCGGGAAATATTTGCAACCATTTATGCTTATAACTCTGAGGTAGAACAAACAGACGCAAATCCATTCATGATGGCAAGCGGAAATAAAGTATACGATGGAGCCATAGCATGTCCGGAGTTTGTAGCATTTGGAATAAAGGTTGAATTTTTAGGGAAAAAATATACTTGCGAGGATAGGATGGGAGAATACTATCGTGACAAGAACTACTTTGATATTTGGATGGCTACAAAAGAACAGGCAATCGAATGGGGAAAGGTAGGAGCGCAGGTTAAAATATACGATTATAATATTAATTAAAATAAATTTATGGCAACATATCAATACGACAGAAGAGAATTAATAATTGGGTTGTGTAAAGGAATTAAAGACGAGGAACAGATCGTCAATTTTATCGAAATGATATGGAGAGGACAGAAAAAAGAATTAGATGAGATAGCAAAGCTTAAGTGGTTTCAGATCGTGAAGAAATACAGAGCGAAAGAAAATCTAAAAACGATAAAACAAGGAGAGGTAGACATGGGGCTAGTTATAGCCTTTAGAAATTTAGAAAAAATATTAAAATAAAATTATGAATATTAATTTAGTACAAGTATGTGGACGTTTAACAAAGACGCCCGAATCGAGAACGACAACAGGAGGAGTAGTTGTACTGTCATTCTCGGTAGCAACAAATCGAACTTGGAAAGACAAGCAAGGTCAAAAGCAGGAGGAGGTAGAGTTTCATAACGTTACAGCATTCGGCAGGACGGCTGAAGTGATCAGCCAGTACTTCTTAAAAGGAGATGAGATATACATCATCGGCAGATTAAAGACAAGCTCATGGGATGATAAGAAGACAGGGCAGAAGAGATACAAGACAGATATCATCGCCGAGAGGTTTGAGTTTGGCCAGAAGTCAAAAGCAAATCAAGGTGGACAAGAACATCCTGAGCCAAGCCAAGATCAGATTAAACAAGAAGACATCCCCGTAGTCGAAGTGGATGAGGAGATAGATGTAAAAGATATACCATTCTAACATGGACACAAAAGAATTACTTAATCGAACAATGCAGTGCAAAGCATGTGGAGGCAAAGGAATTATTAAAACAGAAGACAAAGGATCAACGGCACCACAAGAAGAGGAAGAGATATGTAAAATTTGCGGAGGCACAGGGATAGTAATGGATAATTTTATAACTGATTTAATGATTAAGAATGGGATCAGAGGAAAAGCCATGGTGGAATTTGCAGAGGTGGTATATAAACATTACGAGAAAAAACTACAGGACAGCTACAACCGAGGAATTGCGGATGGAAAAATAAATAATAATACAACTAAAAAAAATGAATGAATTAGAAAAATATCAAGAAAAAATGATGAAGATGATCACCAAAGAAATCGGCAACGCTTATGATTTAGGACAGAAGCGTGGAGTAATGATAGGAATGCGCAGACACATATGGACGAAAGATGGGGTAGTTTATGTTGGCAGTGGAACATACACAATAAAAGACGCAATCAGAATGGCTAAAAAAGATGGAGTCATCTGTGAGGACGAAGAATAACATGGCAGAAATGAAATTATTTGATCATCAGAAAAGCGGAATAGCATTCTTAAAGAAAAATAAAAAAGCTATTCTGGCAGACGAAATGGGGCTTGGAAAAACGATTCAAGCCATTAAGGCCGTAGAGGATCACGGTAACACAATAGTAATATGTCCGGCATCGCTTAAGATTAACTGGCAAAGAGAAATAGAGAACGTAAGATCATCGGATAAAATAACAATATTAAACGGGAGGACAATCAGCCAGGAAAAACAAAAAGAAGCAGAGGAAAGTAAATGGATTATAATCAATTACGATATTGTTAGTTATCATAAAGAATTAATTTGCGGGATGATAGAACAGAATCAAATTAATAATGTTATTTTAGATGAAGCGCATTATATTAAAGGAAGAAGCATTCGAGCAAAGGCAACACTAGAAATAGTTAAAAACGCAGAGAGAGTGTATTGTTTAACAGGAACGCCATTATTAAACAGGCCAATCGAGTTATGGAATTTACTTGTAGCAATAGAGCATGAGATAACAACAAGCAAAGGAGCGCGAAGTAGATTCTCAACAATGTTCTGCGGAGGACATCTCAGAACATTAATAAGAAGATACGGGCCTCCTCTTAGATTCTGGGATGAAAGCGGAGCAACGAACCTAAATATATTAAGAGATTATCTGACTGGATGTATGATCAGGCGCAAAAAGAATGCAGTGCTTAATTTACCGGCGAAGATAATTAATGTAGTTGAAGTTCAAATGAAACCAGATCAAAGGAGAGAATACGAAAACGCCTGGGATTCCTATGTGGAATATTTGAAATTAAATCCGCCGGAGAATATAAAAAACATAATGGCTACAAGACAGCTCGTAGAGATTCAGAAATTAAAGCAGGTATGCTCAAGAGCTAAAATAGATCAAATAGTAAAAGACGCGCAGATCGCAATCGAGCAAGGAGAAAAAGTTATAGTGTTTACTCAATACGTTAAAACACTCGAAAGTATTAAAGCAGGAATGAAAAAGATAAAACATGATTCTGGAGGTACAGATGATTATGGAAAGCCAAAAATGGAACCGATCGAAGTGGCTGTTTTATCAGGAGCAACGAAACAGAATGATAGGCAAGAAGCAGTCGATTCGTTTCAAAACAATGATAGAGTGAAAGCATTCGTAGCAAATATAAAAGCAGGAGGAGTTGGGATTACACTAACAGAAGCAAGCATTGTAATGTTTGCTGACATGGACTGGACGCCAGAAGTTCACTCGCAAGCAGAGGATAGAGCTCATAGAATCGGACAGAACAGAATGGTCAACGTTTCTTATTATGTAACGCAGGATACAATAGAGATGGACATCATAGAATTACTGGCCAAGAAAAAACAAATGGTCAACGAAGTAATTGATGGAACCAAAGATAGAGTTCAAAGCAAAAGTATACTGCCAGATTTTATAAGAAAAATGAGCGAAAGAGCAAAGCCAAAAGTTATCCACTTGCTATAGAATTATAAATAAGTTATAATAAAATTATGAAAAGAAAAGAAGCAATCACACTAGTAAAAAAGAAACTCTGGAAGTTTGGATATAGCGTCAAGGATTATTCAGGCATAGAAGCTATTAAATTTGATTTAATAGTAGAGGGCAAATTTATTGTAATAGTAGGAAGCACAGTTCCTAAAGAAGATTATGATTGGCCAGAAATTTGCGATGTGTTTGTCAAGGTCGATGGCAAGCAAGTAAAATTTATTGAAAAGTCCGGACATGATCGAGTGATGACAAAATCACCATACAATATATTCGGACGAAAAAAATTAATTAAAAAACAATCACATGGTACAAAAATCACCAAAAGATAAAATGATCAAGACCTCTCCTAAGAAAAAGGAGATCAAACCTAAAAAGGAAAAAGAGGTCAAAGAAGTAGAGTCAGAAATAGTAGAGGATGAAAAAGAGCTATCAACTAAAGAGAAGAATCAAGTCAAGGTTATTCAGAATGTAATAACAAAGAATGAAGAAAATCCATTTGATAGATTGACAAGACCGCAGATAGAACTGATCAAAACGCAAGTAGCCAAAGGAGCGACAGATGATGAGCTAAAGCTATTTATTACCGTATGCAGAAATACAAAATTAGATCCATTCGTTAGGCAAGTTCACTTCGTAAAGAGATGGGATTCAAAAGCAGGCAGAGAAGTAGGAGTGATCCAAGTAGGCATTGATGGATTTAGATCAATAGCTGAAATGTCCGGTAGGTACGCAGGATCAGAAGATGTAGTTTATAAGGATGAGCAAGAGGCTGAATTAGCAAAGGTAAAAACGCAAGTGCCAGGATCAGCTACAGCTACCGTCTATAAGTTAATGGACAACGGCGAGAGATATGCATTCACAGCAACGGCAAGGTGGAGCGAATACTATCCGGGAGATAAGATTGGATACATGTGGCGCAAAATGCCATTCGGACAGCTAGGAAAATGCGCTGAGGCTTTGGCATTACGTAAAGCATTTCCAAAACAACTCTCAGGATTATACGCACCGGAAGAAATGGATCAAGGAGGAGCGACTGTAGATCCAAAGAAACAAGTAGAGAGTGAATTTCAAAAAGTAAAAGCAATGATTGGCAGAGCTAAAAAGAATGGGCTTGAGGACATGAAAGAAAAGGTCAATGGATCCAAGAAGTATAACGCAATACAAAAAAGGGAATTAATCAAGGCGATTGATTCAAGGTTAAAAGAATTAAAATGATAAGACCAAGAGAATATTTATCATGGAGTCAACTAACGCTTTTTGAAAGCTCACCGGAAAGATACCTAAATCTTTATATCAATGAGAAAAAAACGTTCATCAATCGAGGAATGGCACTCGGCAAGGAAATAGCAGACGC